TTAGATCGCCAGTCCCAAAATCACCATTCGTCACCAACTCCTCACCGATCACACGGGGAGTAGGCCACGGCAGGTTAGCGCTCGGGATGGTCAGCGTCTCGGCTGCACGGGTGGCTGTGGAGCCATTGGTGGGGATGTAGCTGGAGGGGGTGGAGCCTTCTTCGAGTTGGGCGCCGTAGATGAGGATGGAAGACGTGCCGTCTAGGTCAACGGTAATGTCGCCATTACCATCAGCGGCCAAAATTTGAAGGTTCCCCGTTGTGTCCGCAGCATCAGTTGTGAACGTGACTGAACAGCGATGCCAGCCATTGCCCACATTTTCAATTTGCCCAACCACCCCTGACGACACCGTTCCAACCGCACCAGAAGATAGGTCGAAAAATGTCTGCCCTGACGCTGGCGTTGTGAAGTTTACCACGCCCAACGCAACCCATGACAACTGGTCGGCCTTTGCGTAAAGTGAAAACGTGTAAGTCGAACTTGTTAAGACGGTAATGTTCCTTTGCAGGAAAACGTTGCCTGTTCCTCCCCCGCTGTTATCTATCAGTCTCGTAGCCGATGTTTCACCGTCTGGGCCTGTGGCATAATTAAGAACAGGAGAACATCCGATTTCAGTGTAACCACCAACGGAGTTGTTTAAATCTTCCGAATACGTCAGCAAATTCGTCCGCGCTTCACTCTCATGCAGCAGGCCCTCGTTCACCCATGCAGAGCCGTTCCAGACGTGGTGGCCGATACGAGGTACATTCGGGCCAACCGTGACCAGCGTTCCTGTGCTATCCACCATCGTTGCGTTGCTGGCGCGAGTGTGGGTGATCGCATTGGCAAACGTAGTGCGCCCGGTCGCGCGGTAGTATTCGGCCCCGAAGTCAGCGACAAAAGGCGGATTGATACCACCAGCCGTATAGAGCGACCCGCCGCCAGAACGACGCCGCAAGATGGCAGGATGAATGCCCATCAATCAGCCCCGCAGAACAACCGTCACGTCAACGGCATCGCTAGAACCACCGGAAATGCCCGGCTTGATGTATCGACATGCCGTTGAAAACTCAACAAGACCCGCAGCAGTCACGGAAATATCCGCGCCGGTCTGATCCGTTAGCGTCACGAAATTCGTGCCATCGTTCGATCCGGTCAGCGTCACACTCGCCCCGCCAAAAGTCCCGGCAAACTGCACCGCGCCAGCCAACCCGGCTTGGTCGCTGATTTCATACGCAACAATCGTGTCGCCAGTCGCAATGTCCGCCCACGCAACTTGCGCGCTCGTAACATACTGGTCGGAAGTGAAAGATACGGTTGCCATGCTATTACCTCATGCGCAGGCCAGTGCCGCCGAAGCGGGCTTCGGTGCTGGCGTGGTTTAGACCGTCAATGGCCGATTTGTAGAGAGCCGCCCAGACGCCGATGCGCTCGTCATCGCGCAGGAACGGGGCAGAATGAATGAGCGATCCATACAGATAAGCGTCAGGACCGTTTACAAGCAACCAATTGGACGTGTTCGCGTCCGAAAGTGCCGTGATGGTCTGGATATAGACCAGATCAGCCGTGTAGGTGTCGTTTGGCGACGGCCAGAACTCAAGGTCAGCGCCGTTGATTGCGTAGCCAAGAGGCTCGCCGGTTTCGTCGTCACAGTCATCGCGCCGCCCCTGCATTTCCGCCAGAGACATAAGTTCAAGCGGGCGATGCTTGCCTTGCAGCGAAAGACGCACCGGGCTGTAAAAGTCGCTCGGAACGTCCTCGAACTGCCCGTCAACAGTCAGCGTTGTTCGCGCTTCCCGCAGGTAGTGCTTGGACAAATCCCGCTGCATCTGCGCCTCTGCAAGCGTGATGAAGTCGGGAATATAGCTGGTCAGGTCGCCCCGGTTCAGGTGATCCGCAATTGCCGTTTTCAAGTTGGCGAATGTGTCAAGTGCCATCAGTCAGCCTCCGGCAACGTGATATCGGCCCAAGCCTCTGGCTCTGCCTCCACCCACTCAAGCCCGTTTTCTTCCCAGGTGATCTCCCACCTATCAATCCACCGCCCAAGGCCAACGTGATCCCGACCAAACGCCCCGCCGTTGCCTTCCGTGTAAGCATCGCGCTCAAGCAACAGAATGGGCCTGTCCTTTGGCGCAGTCGTCATCTTGCGCCATACTGTCTTTCCGTTTGGCCTACCCATCACGCATATCCCTTTAAGTTGCGCCGGATCGGCTTACCCCAGCTTGTCTCGTCAACCCTATTTAGGAAATCAACGCACATGCCACCGAAAGCATCCGCGCCATGGCTCGACCAATCGTGCTCCGGGCCGAGGCCGATGCCCCGCTCCTCGTCGCGTCTTTCGTGATACCAAGCCAGCGCCTCGCGCCCGCCTTCCGTTGTGTCGCGGTTGAACCTGATTGACGGGAACACCCGCCGCGCTGCCTCGATCCGTTGTATTGCCGCGCCTGCGCCCATGTTCGGCATGACCTCGACCTGAAACCCTGCCTCGCGCAAAAAGCTCTGCGGTGTGACCTTGTGAACCGTGTCGTGCTTCTTGCCATCGTGCGGCAGCTTGCAGATTGCCTCGCCGTGTCCATTGCGCCGCAGCCAGCCAACGTGTTCGCTGAATTCTTGGCCCACCGCCTCGTAATAATCGGTGACACGCAGCTCAGACCCGACAAACTGACAAATCCAGATTGATGTTGCGTCGCTCTTGTTGCTGGTGCCGCCGATATCCCAATAGGCTCTTTTGCTTAGAAGGTGATCAAGCGCAACGTTGCCGACCCGCCCCTCGCGTTCTGCCGCTTCCAGATGGCTTGCGTAATAGGCCCCTTCATAGACCCGCGCATACTCGCCTTCCCAAATGTGCCCGTATCTGTCCGGGTCATTTGCCAGCGCGTCCTGGCGTTCCTGCTCCAGTTCACGGGGGAACCACGGATTGTCTCGCCAGTTGCATTGCACGACCGTTGCGTCAGTCGGCACCTGCGGCCCGCGTAACATCTTATCCACCGGGTCTTTTGGGTTGCGAGGGTTCCATGAGAACCAAAGTTCCGATCCCGGCGTTCTGATTGTTGGCCGCAGAAGCTCAAGCGACTTTGCCGACAGTGCCTGCGATTCCTCTACCCAAGCGCGGTGAAAGCCTTCCAGCGACTTGATGCTTTCCGCCGTGTGGTCCTTCATGCCCTGAAAGATGATGATGCCATCACCGGGCGTTTCAATTACGTCCTTGAAGACCTTGAAGCCCTGCGCCTCACCAAGACCGAACTTGCGCAGCTTGGCCTCGATCAGGTGCTTTGCGCTTTCCTTGAGGCTTTTCTGCACCTCTCGGATGCAAGCCATGCGCATACCTTCGCCAAAGTCACCAGGGTATCTCAGCGCGTCCTCTGCGCCCATTTCCCCGAAGAAGTGCGACTTGCCTGATCCACGACCACCATGCGCGCCCTTGTAACGCGCTGGCTCAAGCAATGGGACAAGCGCAGAAGGCGTCTCAATTATCAGTTGGGCTGACAATGCGCCGCTCGATCTTTGTGAACGTCAGTTCGCCGGTGTGTTCAGTGACGTTTGTCTCGCGCCACCCTGCCCGTGTCTTCATCCAAAAGATCATCGCAGCCGTGTCGCCGCCCTTGGCCTTGTTGAACAGCGCGCCACCAATGGTAGCGTTCGCCTTGGCGCTGGCCAGGTCCAATTCATCCCGGTAGTACTTGCGCAGCGTCTTTGGGTCGATACCCAACACCCTGGCTATGTCTTCTTGCGGTGTGCCGATGGTCGCATGAAGCTGAACAATTTGCTTGTTTTCTGCTGTCGGTTCATGTGGCGGCTTGGTGAGTTTAGGCATTGAACAGCCTCCGAACGGCATAGCTGCGGACGACCGACGCGGCCGTGTAGATTGCCGTGATGCCCCAAGCGTCAGGCGCGGTGACTGCGTAGCCGAATGCCGGCAGGACCGTGAATGTCAGGGCCAAGGAAACGACAAAGCCTAGCGCGGTGTTCGCGGCTGCTTCGATGAGGCTTACGCTGCGGCGCTGCATCGTTCCGCCTCAGATTGGAACAGATACGCCGCCGCCCTTTGGATCGTACTTGTCCCAAAGAACATGGCATGACCTGCAAAGCCACCGGACATCGAGAGGCGCGGAATAGTCTTTGTGTGCCGCTTCGATCTTGCCAGCGGCCCCGCATTCATCGCAAACATTTGGCCTAACAATCCGGCCTGTTTCAACCGCATACGCAACGCGCCTTTGCGCGCGCCTTGCTTCCGGCGATGCGATGAACTTCCGCTTTCGACCTGTGGCCTGCGCTTTGCTTTTGCATTCGTATGAACAAAAGCGCCGCGACAGATGATCGACTGGCCCAAATTCTGCACCGCAGAATTCGCAATCCTTGAACGTCTGCGGCCTGCGATCTGCTTTGCACTCATCGGAGCAGAGTTTGACATTACTCTTACCCATGAACCCGCCGCCACATTGGATGCAGACGCGTTCAGCCACTCCGTGGCACACTTTGCACCGAGCAGAGTAGACGCCCCTTTTATCAAGATAAAACCGGTCAAGCGGCACCTCTTTTTCGCATAGCGAACACTTCTTCATATGGAATATTCCCATCGTTAGTCGATAGGAATACTTTACTGGAATCTCCAACAAAATCAACGTATCTCTGCACTATTACATCGCAATACTTCGGGTCCAGTTCCATCATGCGGCAGTCGCGGGCTGTCTTTTCGCAAGCTATCAGGGTTGAACCAGAACCGCCGAACAGGTCCAGAACGACGCCATTCACGTCGCTGCTGTTTTCCACGGCCCTTTGGCACAACTCAACCGGCTTCATGGTCGGGTGCACCTTCTTTTCGTCCGTCCGGTCGCACTTCCAAATGGTCGTCTGCTTCCGGTCCTTAACTCGAACCCGCCCGCTTCCGTCTTTCCAGCCATAAAGGCACGGCTCATTCTGCGAATGATAATCGCCTTGCGACATGGTCAAGGACGGTTTCACCCATTGAATGGTCGGCGGCCTCGCCTGCGTAAACCCAGCAGACCGAAACGCGCTGATGAACTCAAGCGCCGTTATGTCCGCGTGCCAAACGTAGATGTTGCTTCCCGGTGCCAGCGCCGCGAAGGCGCAAGACAATGCATCGTGCAAAAACGCCTCTAGTTGCGCGTCCTTTAGATGGTCGTTGGGAACCCCCTCATAATCCACGCCATAAGGCGGGTCGGTGTGCAGCATGTTTGCCTTGCGTCCATCCATCAGCCGCTCCACCGCATCAATACTTGTGCTATCCCCGCACATCAGCCGATGCCGCCCCAACAGCCAAACGTCTCCCTCAACAGTGACGGGAACTTCCGGCACCTCTGGCACCGCGTCCTCGTCGGTCAGCCCTTCAGTCGGTTCGTCAGCAAGGAATGCGCCGATCTCGTCAACATCAAAACCCGTCAGCGACAGGTCAAAGCCATCCGCATCCAAGTCTTGCAGTTCGATCTTTAGCAGGTCGTTGTCCCAGCCAGCATCCAGCGCCAGCCGGTTATCCGCGATTACATACGCCCGCTTCTGCGCTTCCGTCAGGTGGCCCGCTTCGATCACCGGGAGCTTGCTTAGCCCCATCTTTTGCGCTGCCAGGACGCGCCCATGACCTGCGATGATGCCGTTCTCTCCGTCTGCGATGATCGGATTGAGGAACCCAAACTCCTTGATGCTGGCCGCTATCTTGGCGACTTGTGCATCGCTATGCGTCCGGCTGTTCCGTGCGTATGGGATCAAATCTGCAACGGAAACGGTTTTATAAGCGGGAAAATCCTGCTCTGGGGTTAGCGCCATAGCTTTTGTGCCTGTCCGGGTTTACGGGTGCAGGCCCTTTGTGCTGTTATGTGAATAGCATTCAACGCGCCCTGTCCTCAGTTCCGTTACCGGGGGCGCGTGGCTTGGGAATTACGGGGCGCTCCGCTATTGTGTCGGCTGTCCCTCACCCTATGGCGCATGATACCAGATTTTGTATGCCGCGCAAGTGCTAGGGTTCAACCCGCCTCAGACTGCCATGGCTGGCCTCGCCCTTGATCCCGCCGCCTACCGGCATCCACCAGATGCGCTTGCCCTGCACGGCGGATATCTCGACCACCAGACCGGCAAGCGGGCCTTCGAGAATTTCCGCCTTGTCGCCCGGTTCGACGCGATACAGCGCCTCCTGCATTTTCCGCTTTGCCTCTGCAATGCGCTCGGCCTCTGTTGGCAGGCCCTGCACCTGGCGGATGATATCCGGGTGGATGCTGACAGGTCTGGCGTTGTGGCAGATCACGCCAGTGATGATGCGGCGATCCTTCATCACGTCCCACTGTGGTTCGCTGGTGAAGCGGGCGTAGATCAGCTGCGTAACTGTGGCGTGTTCCGTGACGATCTTGCGCCCGTTCTTGAACCGCGTTCGCTCTTCCTTGGGGAACATGGCGAACACGCCCGCGCTGCGCAGCATGGCTGTCTTTGCGGCCTCTTGCCCCGGCGGCACACGTAAAGCATTCCAGCGTGGTTCGCATGGGCTGTCAGATACAACGCCGCGCGGCTTGTGATACGGAACCACCTGCCCGATGGTGTAGCTTGCCCGCTGGTTCACCACACATCTCCCCTTAGCTCAAGGTCCACCATTGCGCGCGTTCCGGCTTCGTCTTCGGCTTCCGTCAGCAGCGGGCGGGCCTGCTGTTGCCAGCGTAGGCACTCGGAAACCTTTCGGTCAAGCGCGCGCTGCAAAGCGGCCACGTCTTGCTCAAGCTGCACGATCCGGCCTAGCGCCGCGTTCTCGCGCTTGTCCTGCTTGTGGCGTCCGGCTTCCATGCGGGCGATCTTGGCGCGTTGTTCGTCGATTGTGGCCTGCATACGGTCGATGGTCTCGCGGGCGCTCATTCCCCGCCCTCCTTGCGCCGCCACTGTGTCTTTTTCCGCCCACCGATCACCTCAAGGCGCTTTTGAAGCACACCGATAGAAACCTGCGTGGATAGCTGCGATTGCAGGCGCTTGTCGCTCCACGTCTCGATCTTGTCCGCGATCTGGCGAAGCGTCAACCATTCGCCGCCGTCCAGGATGCTTAGAAGCTGTTCAACCGCCGTTTTCATCTCCCTGCGCTTTTCCGCACCGGCCTTGCGCCATATCGCCTTTTTGCCGCCCTGCTTTTGGTCGATGTAATCGCGTGATGCGTCCCCGCAGCTTGTGATAGACAGAAGCGCGCGGCGGGCTTGTTCAGCGTTCAGGCTGGTCTTGGCGGCAAGCTGCGCGGTTGTCTGCCACTTGTCTGTCAGGGCCAATTGCAGCCGCTGGCGATTGGTGCGGCGCAATGCCTTTGGCGATATGTCAGCGCCCTTTGCAATGCGCCACTGACCTACACGCCCGCTTGTTCCCGCGCCACCTTGAACGATGCGCTTCACTAGCGATCTGTTTGTCACAAGGCCGTTCAGAGCGTTTGACAGCCCGTCATCCGGCACATCAACATTCGCGGCAATGGTGCGCCGGTCTTTCCAGCCTGGATTGTCCTTGAGGTAGTCCAGCACTGCTTGACGGTAGCCCATTGATCGACCCACCGCGTCATTCTTTGACATGCTATCCCATGCCCCGCCGCCTTGCATTCTCGCATTGGCCGCGCGGGCTTCTTTGCGCATGAGATCGGCCATAGCTTCCTCATATGCAGACGTGTAGCGGTTGCTCCATTCCGTCTTGGTCTTGATGACGGCTGGCGTTTCGCGGTCAGGGGTTTGACGCACTGCAATTGTTGATTGACTTGGCAGCATCACACACGGCCCTCCCAAGCGAACGGTATCTCTCCGCCATCATCAAGCCCGCCCCCCGGCCTTCCGCCTGCGCCGTAGCCTGACTGCCCGCCTTGGTCGTATCCGCCGCCGGTGTCATCGCGGCGCTGCCCGCCACCCATAAACGTCAGTTCATTGACGCTGCATTGCATGTAAACTTTGCCGTTGTGCTCACGCGCACTTGGGCGACCTGTCACGGTCAGCTTGTCGCCCTTGCTGATATGGCTAGCGAGTGAATTGGCGCGCTTTCCCCACAGGCTGCAATCATACCAGGTCGCGTCCCGCTTGTTGCCGTCGCGGTCCTTGCCGTTGTCAACGGCTATGGAAAAGCTGAGAACAGCATCGCCACCTTGCGTCTGGCGCAATTCGGCATCCCTGCCAACGGTTCCTGCAATAATCAATTGCTGCATGTCTTACCCCTCCAAAGCGGCTTCATACATTTCGAGAATTGCGGCTTCTTCGGCAAGATCATCGCGGTCGCGCTTGCGGCGGGCAATGACCTTGCGCAGAATTGCGGTATCGTATCCGCGCGCCTTGGCTTCCGCGTAAACCTCTTTTGCGAGGTCAGCGGCTTCCTGCTTTTCCGCGTTCAAGCGTTCAATCCGCTCGATGATTTGACGCAGTTCCGCGCCCTCGGCTCGTTGTGTGTCCGTCACCTTTCTTTCCTCTCGTTAAAGCGCCGCACCCCGTGCATCACGCTGGTATGATCCCGGCCAGTGGCGCGGGCGATTGCTGCGAATGCGTGGCCAGCCGCGTAAGCCTTGGCCCAACCCTCCCAACGCGCAGCCACAATCTCAGACTGCTTGCATGGCCCCGTGATCGTTTCCAGATCGACGCCGTGGCGGGCGGCTGCGTCCTGCATGGCTTCCGTGATGGTCACAGTCTTTCCTCCTGTCCCCCTGGTTTAGCTGCGGCAGGGCCGGGGAGGAAATCCAGCCTTTTCGGGTGCCCCCTAGCCGCTCGTCATCCTTGCATATTGTGGGGACGTGGGCAAGTGGAAATCACTTCACCACTCTGCCCTTTCCTTCACCTGCTGCGACCGCTGCAAATCTGCCGCATCAGCAGCAGCCAGCTTGCGGCTCACCATCGGGTCAGTTGCCGCGCCCCAATGTTCCAGCGTCTGCCGCCCATGATTGAACAAACTGCTGCCGGGTGGATATTTCAAAACCCAACTTTCAGCCGCCGGGATAATCTGGTGTTGCAGCAAGTGTTGCTCGTCAAGGCTCAGATTCTGGTGGCTCATGCGCCGCCCCTCCGTTTGTTGATGATCGCAATGATGCGTTGCGGGTTTGGGTATTGCCCTTCGCCGTTGCGGGCAAAGTATGCGAAAGCGTCGGTGATCCATTCGACCGAGTAAGGGCGCAGAGACTCGACCCAAAACTGAAACGCTGCGCGCCTCGTTTCTGGCGGCATGTGCTGCATCCCGGTCATCGCGGCAACCGGCCCCTCAATCGCGCGGCGAATATCCGGGTCGCGATCCGGCTTAGTAGAAGGCAGAACCAGAGGCTGATCCGTTGAGCGAATTGCCACGGCGTTTTGATCCGGGGCCGACTTGCCCCCAATTGACCGAGTTTCGGACCCACGTTGCAAAGGCCCGGTTCCAGTCAGCGAAGCGCTTATCTTTTGCATGGGCATCGTCCCTGAATTGTTCATAGCAGAATTGAAGATCGTCGTTTGTCAGCTCGTGCTGATCTCTGAGGCGCAGAGCCGTCGCTTGGTCCGGTGTCCAGTCATCCGGCATTTGCTTAGAAGGCTTTCGCCTTTTGGGCTTGGCAGGCGAAGCCTCGCCAAACAATGACGGTTCTTGATGGTTATATGATGGTTCGGGGGAACGTG